CCTACGTTTGTTTGTGTTGTGAGGTTCCTTTTCCGATCTTTCCAGCGGATCGCATTCTCCTAATGCCGATCCCTTTACTCGCAGACTCGTCCAAGACGGCTCACTTGCAAGCAATCCCGAACTGCACCCTTTACTCCATGGTACCACCCTTATAGGTTAACACCACTACACAAACAAACCCTTTACTCCATGGATCGAAGAAGGTATCGACTATTCGTCAACGTCAGAGGAGATCTCGGTGACAAGTCTAGAGAGATCGTCTGTGTCGAAGAATAGCGAATCCAATTCATTCCAAGTTTTGTAGACTGGTGGAAGACCAGCCTCAGTTAAAGCCTTATTTAGATGTCCTTTAAATTTGTTGAAATATTTTGGTCCGTGCCCATAAGCCAATAGTAGCGATGATTCAGCATTAACCAGCGTAGCTGCTCTGATATCTTCAGATTTCCATACCCATTGTGGACATTCAGTAACAGATGTTAATTCAATTGGTGCAAGCCATTGTCCAGATCGTCTTGGGTGTTTTAAAAAGCTACGTTTTAAAAATGTCGCGGTTTCAAATGTTTCCTCACGATAAACTCCAGTTTTCTGTGCATCAGTAAAGACAAGTCCAAACTTAGCAAAAACCTTCCCAATCGTCACAGCGTTGAATAATTTTGCGTATTTCTTTTTAACCGTCATTATCACGTCGTCTCCATAGAAAATCGCCGACACAGCCTCGTCAAATTCATCAAGTGAACCAATAATTTCATGAAAAGCATATCTTATAAGGATAGAATTAGATGTTGTGTTTATTGGTGTTGTTCCAGCATTTCCCGAAGGAGAGCCACAAACTACCCTATAAGCAAAGTCGTGTACTACATGGTCTGTGAAAGCTATTTCCTCAGCCATTACCTGTCTCTTTCTAGCATTTAGTTCTTTCTCAGGTGATTGGTCATACTCAAGATACCAATTATCCATTACGCGAAAGGCGCCTAAAACTACTTGTGGCGGCAATCTAGGACCAAAGTCACTATAGTCACCAGTTACTACTGTTGTTGAATTTTGACTTAGTTTATTATACAGCCTTGTCCACTCTGGACCATCGACTGCAATGCCTATTGCACTTTCATTTTCAATACGATGAGTCATGTAAGACGCAAAGAAATCAAGATACAGTTGTCTTGTTTGTATTGTAAAGTCCACAGGTGATAGAGAGAATACTCTCGTACCATCAGGTTTTTCCAATTTCTTTGCCTTTCTTCGTTCATCCTTAAGACAATCCAAGAAGAAAGTTTCCGGTCTTATTCCACGAGCTCTAAGAGCATCTTTTGCCTGCATACAGGACAAAAGACGGGGATCACATTTTGCAGATACAATTTTACCCTGCTCATCCCTAGTAATATTCACCCAATCAGCTTTTGTCTTCTTTTCTGGGTCCAAGTTCCATGGATATCCTGCTGATGTGTTAAAATTAATAGGATCGTAGTATTCAATATCCAGTCCAGCAATAGATTCATATAATGTTAGTGTTCTATCCATTATTCTAGTTGGTTTTGTTGTTCTTAT